CCATCTTGTTGGTCAACCCCGGCAAATCTGCCGCAGCATGGGACATCGCTAACGCCATCCGTGCGAGGGGGAGCAAATGACCCGCACTTGTAAGCAATGCGGTCAGAAGTTCTTCGGCGCGTCGAGTATCCTTCAGCATCGCAGCGGTGCGTGCGGTAGCGAAGAACTGCTGAAGTCTCGCGGCTGGGTTAAGACCAAGGCGGGTTGGGTATCGCCACAACGCGCCATGTTTGACGCTAAACGCCGTGGAGTTTGAGCGGCTGATGAGGAACCGGGATGCGCCGCATATTGATTACGGCGCATTCCTCGGGTTGCTGCCAAACAACCCTAAAGCCTGCCCGTGCAATATCGACGGCATCATCGAGCGCAAGGGAAAGTTCCTCGTACTAGAATGGAAACGCGAGGGTGAGGGGATGTCCGAAGGGCTGCGCCGCACCTTGCAGGCACTTGCAGGGACTACGGGTTTTCAGGTTTGGGTAGTGCGCGGCGATACGGACAACGGGCTACGCATCGGACGGTTTTACTCGGTGCCACCTTTCGGCAAACCAAAGTTGTTAGGCGAAGGCGTGGATGAGTTCATTGCGGTGTACCGGCTGTGGTACGAGTACGCCGACGGGTCTTTCTGATGCGCTACGCCGCACGCCGAGATGCCAACGATGCCGCCATCACCGCAGCCGTGAGAGCGGCGGGGTTTACGGTGTACGATTTGGGGCAGGCAGGGCAGGGCGTGCCGGATAAACTGGTCACCGCCCCCGGTTTCGCAGCGTTCCTCGAAATAAAAACCCCGACGGGAAAACTGCGAAGGGGCCAGGAACGCTTCCAGATGGCGTTTGAGCCGCTTGGGATGTGGTACCTAGCCCGTGACCCTGCCGAAACGGTTGCGTGGCTTCAGGCGCGGCTGACGACGCACCAGAAGCCTTGACCCATGAGTTGATGGTGCTGGAGGTGGTGGATGTGAAACCGCTTGCAGAGCCGGGGGAGCCACCAACGGGCAGGCTCTTGGATGAGGTGGGCGTTCCTGCCGTCCGACAGCACCTTACCAGCCGCCCCGGTGTGGACGGACAGGAAGCCGATACGCGGCATGATACGGGCAAGGTCATCCAACACCGCGTCGAGCCGGTCGGGTTCAATGTGTTCTAGGACATCAATGCAACAGACCATATCAGCCTCTACGGGAGGCCCGTACTCGGGAAAGGCTGGGTCATAGGGTCGGTAGTCAATCGAAATACCCGCAGGCTCAAGGGCGCGTTGCAGGTTCTTCTTGCCAGCACCGTAGTCGGACAACGACTTAATGCCGTTATCCACGATTAACTTTGCAACGATGGGCGCAAAGGCGATGGAAGCCACGCCATAGTTGGGATTGGTGTGAAGTTTGACCTGCTGGGCGCGGTACTCGTCGGAGATAGTAGTCATGCTTGCATCCTTCCCTGTAGGGGTCTAGCATCATCGTACCATAGGGGAGAGTCATGGCTGCTCACGAAAAAAACGCGGCTTTGTTTGTCGGAACGATGCTTCACAGCGCGACCGTCACGCACCTTCAGCACTTTTCTACAAAGTCTTACGCGCAGCACAAAGCCCTACAGAAATACTACGAGGCTATCCCTGACCTTGTAGACGCATACACAGAGGCGTATCAGGGTAGGTACGGCATCATCACGGGCTACGATGTCGAGTTCCACAAGAACAGCAACCCGAAGGCGTATGTGAAGTCGCTGCTGACCTTCCTCGACGAAATCAAAGGCTCACTCCCGAAAGACTCCGACCTTGTTAACTTGTTTGACGCGGTTGTGGATGGCGTGACGAGCCTCAAATACAAACTCGAAAACCTCGAATAATGGCGAAGAAAGCGGAACCGTCAAAGTACGCTGCCGCGCTGCAATACCTCCAGCAGATGCGCGACCGTGCCGCTGACTTCGGTGGCGGGGTAGTCGATACCCTCGCAGACCGCGCACGGGATGTCGGGGGACTTGCCTACGAAGCCTTTACGAGCGACCCCAACATCGGGCGCATGACGACGGCAGAGTACGCCCAAGCCGCCGACCGCCCAACCCCTCGCCTAGACCAAGCCGCTCAAGACCTCGGTACCATCGGCAAGGCAATCGTTACGCAGCCGGTTCAGACGGGCAAGGCTCTCGTACAAGGTGAGGTTGAACGCGCACGGCAGGCAATGACCAGCCCCCGCGCTGCCGGTGAGTACGCAGGGTCGATGGTTGACCCTATGCGGATAGCCGTCGCGCTACGCAAAACTGCCCCCATCGCTGAACTAGATGTGTACCACGGCACCCCTCATCGGTTCCCCGCTACGGAAGCCAACCCGCTAGGGGAGTTTGACGCTAGCAAGATTGGCACGGGCGAGGGGGCGCAGGCTTACGGGCATGGAGTTTACCTTGCTGAAAATCCCGAAATTGCTCGTAGTTATCAAAACAAGTTGCAACGGCAAGGCAAAACAGACTCGTCAGGGCAACTTGATTTAATGATGGAAAGATTGTTGCCGAAAACACAAAGTGGTTACGAAGTAAAAGGCATAATTTATCCTAATCAAAAAGAGTTAATTGATGGGATTGCCCAAGGACTTATAAAACAAGGCGATATTCCAAACGATTTATATAGCGCCGCAAAATCTTATACAGAACCCGGCTCGCTTTACAAAGCCGACCTCCCCGACGAGATGATAGACCGTATGCTCGATTGGGATAAGCCGTTAAGTGAGCAGTCGGAGGCGGTGCGGAGGGTTTTGATGCCGATGGTGATGGCTAAAATGAAGGAGCGAGGCACCCCGCCATACGCTCTTGAATATTCTGCCAACCGCGCATTAGGCGGCGACATTGTAAAAAATTTGTTTGTCGGCACCGGGTTAGCAAGTAAAGATGTTAGCCGAATGCTTAAAGAGGCAGGCATTCCCGGCGTTCGCTACCTAGACGCAGGCAGTCGCGGTGGTAGCGGCACCGGAACGCGCAACTTCGTCGTGTTTCCCGGCGAGGAAAAGAAGGTTAAGATATTTAAGCGGGATTAACAGGTTGATGCGGCACGGTAAACAGAAGTAAACTGTTCACATGGTTAACGAAGGTTCTTTCAAAAAGGGCAGAAAGGGTGGCCCCGGCAGACCAAAAGGCGTGCCTAACGAGTCAACGCAACTGGCTAGAGAAGCCATTGCGCGATTTGTAGACGGCAACGCAGGTCGGCTACAGGGCTGGCTCGAAGAGATACACGCGAACAAGGGCGCAGAGGCGGCGTTTAAGTGCTTCAGCGACCTACTCGAATACCATGTGCCTAAACTCGCACGCCACGAGCACAGCGGCCCAGACGGCAGCAAGATTGAGATTGAGGCGACTTGGGGCAAGCCCGAGTGAAGCAGCGGGTAGAACTCCCGTACCGCCCTAGACGGGCTTTCATGCCGTTCCACGACCGCACAAAGCGGTGGGCCTGTCTCGTCGCGCATCGTCGTGCTGGCAAGACTGTCGCAGCGGTTAACGACATCATCCGCGCAGCCTTTATGTACCGGGGGCCGAACGGCCTCTTCGGGTATGTCGCCCCATACCAGAACCAAGCACGCCGCATTGCGTGGGACTACTTTAAGCACTACGCCCAGCCGCTCATCAAAGATGCAAACGAAGCGCAAATGACCCTGACGCTGGTTAACGGCGCGAAGATAGGACTGTTTGGAGCCGACAACGCAGACGCAATGCGCGGCCTTGGGTTCAGCGGCCTGTACCTCGATGAATACGGTGACTTCAAGCCGAGCGTGTTTGGAAGCGTGTTGAGAGCCGCCCTCGCTGACAAGGGCGGATGGTGCGTTTTTGCAGGCACTCCGAAGGGACGCAATCAGTTCTACGACATCTACCAGACAGCCCAACGCCTGCCCGACGAATGGTTCCTGTTGCGCCTACCTGCCAGCGAGTCAGGGCTGTTACCCCAAAGCGAACTTAACGCAGCGAAAGCCCAACTGTCGGAAGACCAATACCTCCAAGAGTTCGAGTGCAGTTTTGAGGCGGCTATCCTCGGCGCGTTCTTCGGCACAGAGATGCGGCAGGCAGAGCCGCGTATTAACGAGCGTGTAGTCTTCGAGCCGGGGTATCCGGTACACACCGCATGGGACTTGGGCTACCGCGACGACACGGCTATCTGGTGGTATCAGGTGGTGGGCGGCGAGGTGCGCGTCATCGACTTCTTCGCAGTCTCGGGTGCAGACATCCGCGCCATTGCAGAGGTAGTCGTTAACAAGGGTTACACCTACGGCAAGCATCACCTGCCGCATGACGCACGCGCCAAGAGCCTACAGACGGGCCGCAGCATCGTAGAGCAGTTGGCTGACCACCTCGGCATCAACCATTTGTCCGTGGTGCCAAACATCGGCTTGCAGGACGGAATCCAAGCAATTCGTCAAATGTTGCCCCGAACTTGGTTCAATTCCGTAAAATGTGGCGACGGAATAGAGGCTTTACGCCAGTATCAACGGGAGTATGATGAGGACAAGAAAGCGTTCAGGGCATCACCCCGACACGATTGGACATCACACCCTGCCGACGCTTTCCGTATGCTTGCCGTTGCGTGGAGGGCTGAACCGTCCGCGCAGAGGCCGTTAGAGAGCAAGACCTTGATTGTTGGGCCACAGAACGAGGTCACGCTAAACGATATGTGGCAGGTTCACGAGCGTAGCGTCTCAAGGAGGGCGCGAATATGAGTGGCGTAAATCTTCCGTATCAATACCCCTACGAGACGGTCGCCGTTTCGCAGACCGCGCAGGTGCTTGGCACCAACGGCGCGGCAAACGATTACCTGCATCGCATCGTGGTGACGGTATCAACGGCGCTGACTTCAACCGTCAGCATCATCGACGGCAGCACGACCATCCTTTCCATCCCAGCGAGTACGGCTGTTGGCGTGTATGTCGTGGAACTTGGCCTCAACGCGGCTACCGGCCCGTGGAAGGTCACGACGGGTGCAGGCGCTGCTGTGCTGGCGGTTGGACTGTTTAGCAAATGAACCGTAAGCCCGGACTCTACGCCAACATCCTAGCGAAGCAGGAGCGCATCAAGGCTGGCTCCGGCGAAAGGATGCGTAAGCCCGGAGAGGCTGGTGCGCCGACCGCAAAGGCGTTCCGCGAGTCTGCCAAGACCGCTAAACCAGAGAAAAAGGGTTACTGATGAGCGCAGCGTGGCAGCGTAGCGAAGGCAAGAACCCGAAGGGCGGTTTGAACGCCAAGGGCCGCGCTTCCTACAAAGCCGAGACGGGCGGCACGCTCAAGCCCCCGGTGAAGGGCGGCGACAATCCTCGCCGCGCATCGTTCCTCGCACGCATGGGGAACATGGCTGGGCCGATGGAGAAGAACGGCAAGCCGACACGCCTCGCCCTTGCGCTGCGTGCTTGGGGTGCGTCGAGCAAGGAAGATGCGAAGGCAAAGGCTAGAGCCATCTCTGCGCGAAACAAGAAGGACTGACAGATGGACGAGCGCGTTAGCCAAGAACTTGAGAAGTACCTGCGGGTCATCGGCACCTATGAAAACGAGTTTGCCAAGTGGCAGGCACGGGTAAAGAAACTCGTCAAGCGTTATCGCGACGACACCAGAGGTTCGGGCGGCAACGAAACCGCCAAGTTCAACATCCTTTGGAGCAATGTCCAGACGCTCATCCCTGCCGTCTACGCCAAACTGCCGAAGGCTGATGTAAGCAGACGCTTCGGCGACAACGACCCCGTTGGGCGTGTCGCTGCACGGTTGGTCGAACGCGCCATCGACTTTGAGATTGAGCATTACCCCGACTTCCGCTCAACCATGAAATACGATGTTGAGGACAGGTTCCTCGGCGGTCGCGGCACGGCATGGGTGCGGTACGAGCCTCATGTTGCCCCCATTGGCGTAGAGGACGATGGCGTATCCATTACCTCTGCCATCGAACAGGGCGAGGGCGCACCGCCGCCGCTTGAAGAGATTGAGTACGAACGCGCCCCGGTCGATTATGTCCATTGGAAGGACTTTGGACACTCACAGGGCCGCACTTGGGAAGAGGTGGGTCAGGTATGGCGCTGGGTCTACATGACCCGTGAGGCGCTTGTAGAGCGTTTCGGCGAGGAAATGGCGCGTCAGATACCGACCGACCAAGGCCCGGAGACGCTCAACGCCTACCGCGACAGCAAAAGGCAGTACAACCTCGCCAAAATCTGCGAACTCTGGGACAAGGAGACGCTGAAGGTCTACTGGTTGTCGAAGGGTATGTCGCACTTCATTGATGTGCGTGACGACCCGCTCAACTTCGAGGGGTTCTTCCCCTGCCCGAAGCCGCTCTACGCCACGACGACCTCGGACAACCTTGTGCCTGTCCCCGACTTCGTGCTGTACCAAGACCAAGCGATGGAGTTGGACATCCTCTCTGACCGCATTGATGGTCTGGTCAAGGCGCTGCGTGTGCGCGGCGTGTACGATGCCAGCCAACCGGCGTTGCAGCGTCTGATGACCGAGGGCGACAACAATGCCCTCATCCCGGTGGACAAATGGGCGGCGTTTAGCGAGAAAGGCGGCTTGAAGGGCAGCGTTGACCTGCTGCCGCTCGACACCATCGCGCAGGCGCTCATCCAATGCTATCAGGCACGCGCT